CAATTTTTGGCTATGATGGCAATAAATTACCTCTATAAGGTTCTCCACTACGAACAACGCCAAAAGAGATTTTTACAAGCCTATGCATGACAGCAACTATTGCCAACTCCTTCAATTTGCCACGCGATACAAGCCTATTGTAAAGAGACTTGCAAGGAACGCAACAAGTCATTGCAGACATAGCACACATGAACAATAAAGACCTTAGGTAATTATTACCGGTCTTTGTTATATGCTGCCTTTTCCTGACACTAGTTCCGCTGTCCTCTACCTTCAAACCCAAGCCGACATAAGACGTCAATTGACGGTAAGTGAGAAAATCGGTGAAACCACGGCAACACACAAGGAAAACAGACACGGATTTAGAACCCAAACCTGGAATAGTCATTAGCAGCCTGAACTGACCAGGATAGAGATTCTTAACTATTCCAACCAACTCAGATTCAAGGGCTTTTTCATGCTCGCTGAAAAAAGCAGAAGCGCTATTCATAGGATTAAGCAAATTGTCAGTTTTACCAACAACAAGCGAAATAGAATGATTGACGTTCCGAGACGATTGGCGAAGCTTGGAAAAACTAGACAAAAGAGTGACTATTACCCTTGCCCTAGAAAGCAAAGGAGACATGGGCTCCCAAAGCCTAGTAAGATTCTTGTTATTCAAGGCATAGGAAAATATATCCCTAGCGTCACGCTTGTCCGTCTTTGCTTTATTGCCCGTAGATTTTATCCAGTGATGGACAAAATAAGGGTTCAAAACAATTACAGAAAATCCCAAGCCATGCAAGTAAGAAGCAAGCTTGTAATGGTAATAACCAGTAGACTCCATTACATACGTGGAATTTTTCGGGGCTTCATTGACCAATTTACGCCAGCCAATACGAGTATTCTTATACTTGTAATCGGAATCTTTAAAATGTGCATTGAAAGTCTCGTGCGATACGTCTATGCCTACCAAAGACGACTTTTTAACATTCATAACGATGTCTCCTTATTTTTTTTGAAGTGATGTAACCAAATGACACAACGCCAAACACAAATAAACGCCTGCAATCATATAAACGGGCGAATTACTCCCAAAGTTTTTACACGGCTGAACTCGTGCCTAAGCATTGCCAAGATATGTAGCCTTCTTCCGTTACAGACGTACTAATAGCCCTACGATTACGACAGCTGAAACATACCAAGGCAAATATAACACTCGGCACATTATACGAAAAACTTTAGGAGTTTTTGAAATTTTTGTATATTTTAGGAATGAAGGAAATTTTTATATGCATAATAACAACTTTTTTAATAAGTTGCAAAGAAAAAGAACAAATGGTAATAGTTCCAGAACATATAGGAGGAAGCCTATACGCTAAAAAGAAAATACCTAAAAGCGAATACGAAAAAATGCTAAAAGAAAAAGAAATAGAAAAAGAAATGGAAAAAAGAAAAGGACATAAAAACCTAATGGAAATGGAAAATTTTTACAAAAAACAGAAAGAAGAATGGAACGAAAATTTTAAAAACCCAAAAAAAGAAATAATAGAATGCGAACCAAACATTAAAATAAATCCACAAACAGAAACAAAAACCGAGAAAAAACCAATATATGAAGCAAAAGGAATTAAAATCTACGAAAGTAAATAAATTCTATTTTTTATTGTGTTTATTCTGAAGTTCTTTTTCACGTTGTTCTTGACGGCGTTTGGCCTTGTCATAGCCTTTAATTTTATCACCACAAAAAAGACCATACATAGAAAGAGGATTTAATTTTTTACCTTCATAATAATAATTATCATCATCTTTAATTTCAAGTTTAGAACAGTCAACGTCTGAAGCTTTAACACTTTTTCCTTTAACACCGTCGCAATAAATGCCGTCAGATTTACGCTCAATTTTTTTGCATTGAGCAAAAGCAGAGGAAGCAAGCAAGAAGGCAAGAGCGAGAATAAGAGGAAGTTTTTTCATATCTATAATATACATTTTTTTGGAAGGGTGGCAAGGGTTTAGATAAATTTATTTTATTTTTTTTCATTATTTTAATTATTTTTTGGGGGTATCAAGCATATACACGAACAAAGGGAAGGGGGCTGCCTTCACAGGACAGCAACACCAACAAACACGCTTACAACATTATGACAGCTTTTTAGAAGAAATATATTTTGAAAAATCCTTTTGAACATTAAAAATAGCTTTGTGATTTACCCAACGACATATATCTTTCACTATCTGCGGTTTAATCCCAGTTTCAAAATCCATATAACCCATAGCAAAAGGTTTTACACCTAATTTATCTAATTCTAAAATTCTAGATATATCATTTTCACCTTTTACAAGAACATAACAAAATATTCTATAAGGCTTTATACCATTCAACAAAAGTAATTCAGTAGCTTTTTTTACATAATAAAACTGGGCATCGCTATCACAAGCAGTTCTAATAACTCCATTTATCCAATTTATTTTACTTAATAACTTGGCTTCATTATTACCGATTAAACGACTATCTAAGCCTTGATTTATATCTATTCTTGTATCTGTTTTTGAAATGGCTTCAAGCTCATTTATTCCCTCATCACAAGCAAGTATATTATTATCTAATAATAAAACTTTTTTATGAAGTTGAAACTCATTTATATGTGTATTAAAACGAATCTTACCCTCTTTTCTTGGAACTATGCAAAAATCGCAGTTCCTTACGCAACCGCGCGTAATAAAACCAATTGAATAATCCATATTTGGATATAGCACATAATCGGGGCAAGTATGCTCTATAGAAGGGGTTAAAATATCTTTAAAGCAAAATCCCGTACCACCTTTGAAAATTTCACATTTCTCATTAGGTAATTCATAAGGCGTAAATCTAAAAACCTTTGAACAATAAATTCTATCAGGCTTTGAAAACAAGGGTTCATAAAAACTTACAGAATCACCATTAGATTTATGCCAAGCAGACAATTTCATTAAGGCTAAATTTGGCATATTTGTTTTATCATAATCTATCAAACTTATTTTTCTACCCATAAACCTACCCATAAACCCTCGTTAGTAAAGCCATATCCGCTTTGTGGTTAGCTTCCTTGGCTACGTTCTTTATACGCCATTCACGCCTAGCATTCTGAATAACACCGAACATCTGCCAAGAATTCATAGTTATGAAAATGGGCCTGAATTGATCAACATATTCTTTCATAGTCTTAGCATCATAATCAAAAGCCTTTTGCAACTTGTCAAACGTTTCCTCTCCAGACATTTTCTCCAAAAAAACATTGGGGAAAAGACGGTCGTTAGTCTCCACTTGCAAAGGGTCATACTGGTATTTATCAGGATTATCTATGTGCGTCAAATAGCGCTTGGCACCGAAAGCATTGGAAATTTTCTCAAAACTATTTTCTTTAAGCTCAGGGAACTCGGTGAAATAATTCTGAACAGTCTTTAAATCCCGCGAATTGGAAAAAGTCATTAAGCAATGAATATGGGGCTTTTTGAGTTCTCCAACCTCATGAGGATTTTCTGTATTATCATCAGGCTCGGTGTACATATCGTGGTCGTGCCTAATCCAGTAATAATACTTTGAAACTTGCTTGGCTTTGCAAATGATTTGAGCGTGATTCTCCCATTCGCAAGGGATAATAATACCCCAAGTGCGAGACTGAATCTTTTTTTTCGTGCTATCCATAATGAACATTCTCCATAAAAAAGGTTTTAAACTATGAGTTATACTACTACCTACTACGCACCTCTTATGTCAAGCCCTCGGTGCGTATATTGTAGTTGGCGTTCCCAAAGGCGATTTATGCCAGCGAGACCGATTACTACAACAGGTAGAGCTTCATTGTTCCCAATTATCGTATAGTATTTAGATGTCGTAAGCTGACTAGATTTCGTGAAAGCAAAAGGGAGTTATTTTTTTTATATGCTAGCGAATGATTATTATGTTTATTCAACCCTTTTTGTATTTATGCATGAATGTAATTCCCTATATTTAGTCCTATAATTGAATACCCCCCGAAAGGGATTAAAACAGCCAAACAGCCCTCTAATAAAAAGGAAGGAACGCATATTGAAATTACTAACGAAAATTTGACGTTTACCCAGCACCGGAATGAGATAATTTGCAGGCATTAGGTGGTAAAAGAACCAGCCACCTATTGAACGGATATCGCAAAAGAAATAAAGCCCTTTTGACTTCGTTTCAGATAAGCAAGAGAAATTTACTAAACACAACATTTTTTAACATACCCCCATATTTTGAAAGCGATTAAACGGAACTTGAAAAAGATATTTTTCCTGTATAAAAAAGAGATTTTGTCCTTGTCGCAAGCGGGGCAAAAATCAGAGCGGACATCATACGGAAGAAGCTCCCATTTGGTGTAATCATTTGACATGATATCATTAACAGGCGAATAGCCGACATAACCGCAGAAGGGACAGTTATGCATTTGATTGCCTTCCCAGTCGCACATATCTTCTAAAAGTTCTTCATTAAAAGACATAACGAACTCCAAAGATTTTGTATATTCTGGGAATGAAAAAAGAAATAGCACTATTCATATTCGTTATATTTATATTAGGACTATTCGCAATAATGCAAAACTGCGGAGGAATAACAACAGATAAAATAGGCAAACAAGTAGAGCTAGACAAACCTGAACCCCCAAAATAAAACAGATAAATAAAAACAAGATAAATAAAAAGAAAAATAAAGAAAATCAAACAATAACAAAACAAAAAGCAAAGGAAAAGTATAATTAAAAGGAGAAATAAAAAAAGCAAAAGCAAAAGAACAATAAACAATGCCCCAACCAAAAGGATAAGAATAAGGCAAAAATTCACCTAAAAAAAAACCATTAACAAGAAAAATAATGCCAATAGAAGACATGGAAAATAAACCAGCCAAAAAAGATTCAGGAATAAATTTTTCATAACGACAGCCAGACCAGAACCAACGGACACGATGGACAAAACGGCAGAATAAACGTTTAATAAGATTCATATAGACAACCTCATAGGTTTAAGGAATTTGTCATGTGCGGCACAGAAAAAGCAACCGTCAAGCTGAATAAGCTCGCTGCACTCAAAAGAAGAACCATACATGCAGTCCTTGCAATACTCAAAACGCAAAGACAATAGAACATATTTATCATTAGCAGCAGGCTTTATATTGTTCATTCAATACCTCCAAAAGTTGAAAAGCCATAACACATATATTTCGCAGAAAACGAAAAGAACAAAGCAAAGAAATCTTATATCTATCATTACGACCCCCACCAAACCATACGCAAAAGCTTAATAATACACCAAACACCGAATATCAAAGCAAAAGCAGGGAAAGCCTCAACAAAACCAGCACTAACACTATCCCAGTCAAACTCACCAGAAGGGCACTCAACAGAACTACTGCTACTGATTTGCAAAGAAGAACTAGAAGAAGGAGGAACAATGACAATAGACGATGAAGAAGGCGGAACGATGACAACAGACGATGAAGAAGGCGGAAGGTCAAAACAGGAACCGCGTATCATATAATAACCAGGACAGTAAGTAGCAGCTATACATATGCAATAATCAGCCTCATAACCGGAAGCATGGCAGGAGGCAACTAAATTATCATATCTGGTAAAAACAGCACCCGAAGTGAAACATAAGCCACCGCTACCGCTAACGTCACCACCATAGATAAGAGTGCCTTTACAAGGCTCACCACAAGTACCGATTTCAGACCAAGCAAAAGAGAAAAGAAAAAGAAAAAGAAACGGCATAAAGACCCCCTAACGCATAGCGTCTATGACAGCCCAAAAAAAGAAACCACATATAAACACACCTACATAATAACTCATTAGTCAACCCTCACTTTCTCAACTCTCAAAAAAAGAGTGTATTTTTCAAAAATACCCAAAAAATCCAAAGGAATAAAATAAAGAAAATATCTACGCTTGGAAAAGTCAGATGTCAATTGCAACAAACCAAAATTGTCAAACTTGCCATTGAGAGAAAGCAAATTGGAAGCTGCTCTATACGTTATATTGACAGAACTACCATTAACACGCATATCCAAACCCTCTATTATCTTTTCAAATGTCTGGGTCTTGTTCCCATTAGAATCGTAAGTGTATGAGGCTTCTCGCAGACTCTCATTGCCCAAGCTGAGTAAAGTAGTGTCGCTACTCTGCAATTGCGTTTTCTGGGCAGTGTGCAGAAAATCCCAAAGGAAAGATTTTTGCATAGCCAATTTTCTATCAACAATTTCGTAATAAATCGTGTAATTATAATAAACAGGCAAAGGAGGCTTTATAGTATCATACTTAACCACCGTATCTTTAACTATAATAGTGATAGTATCCCTAACAACCTTGGTTCTGGGTCTAGGATTATCTCCAATGGTGCCACCCGGGATATTACCCCCATTCCCCCCATTGCTCCCAAAAGGAAGCCACTCGGGCGCACCAAAAGAAAATGTAATCAACAGCAAAAGACAAAAAAGAAATTGCTTCATTTTTTTACCTCGTTTTTAAATTGAAAATTAGCCCACGGACAAACACCAGCAGGAACAACAGCGGGTGGGAAACTATCAACCGCACCCGATTGACGGAGAATATAAAAAGCGTTCTCACCACAGAAATAATCAGTATATTCACCAAGCCACTCGGAAGGATTCCTCAAACCAACAGAAGAACTGCTAGAAACACGCTCTAATTTAACAGGCTTCTTTTTACCCCACTTGTCAATAAAGCCAGGTATGCGAGAAAATCCTATTATTGCAATAATAGCAAGAACAAGCAAACCGCCATTTTTCCAAATACTCCTGAACTTACGATGCTCCTTTATGTCAGTAGAGACATAACTGCGATAAAGCTTGAATAAACGCCTGTCATACTTGGTTATGAACTTAGTCAATAATTCTGGGGTTCCACTTGAGCAACCGGCATAATGCCTTTCCTTGACACTATCCTTGAACAAAGCACCCAATATATCCCTGCGAAACAAGAAAATCAAAAGGTTAGATATTCTTCTAATCTTAATATCAACATTATCCTCGTGCTGGGTGACTATCAACAGCTCATGACCGTGATGCCTATGAGTAGTCGCGTATTCAAAAAAATCAACGTTCTTTTTTTCCTTATGGTCATTCGCACCTATGAAATTCTGAGCTTCGTCCAATACTATCAAATAATCCTTGACAAGGAAAGGAATGGTTTGCAATATGTCAGGAACTTTGGTTTTGTAAAAAACTTCCAACTGCTTGATATACTTCTGCTCAAACTTGATTTCACCCAAGCGTAAATATTCATCGTGCAAACCATTCTCCTTTGCCCACTCCTCAATAAAAGGACTATACATGTAATCCAAACTCTGCTCAATAATGTAAGGGTCAATATTCAAATGATTAGCGATTTTGACAAAATCCAAACCGCGGATATTATGATAGACTTTCCTTCCCTCTTTGAGAGCACGCAATACATAACGCTGCAAACTAATCAAAGTTTTGCCACTACCAGGAGGACCAACCATGAACGTAATCATATATCATTTCCTCTTTAAGAAAAAGTAAATAAGAAGGCGCAAATAAACTTCAAACGAAAAACCAAGGGTAATAAAAACAAAAACAGAGCCAAAATCAAAAAGACATAAAAT